GCTGAAAAAACATAAATAACGATCTAGTCTATATTTCCATTTTTTCACAGTCGTCACTAGGTTGTCACCGCACGTTCCAGTCAATATATTGGAAGGTATCATCGTAAATCATCTTGGGAATTCTTGTAAGAATTTATTAACTTTAGGTTTACTCATATCAACATCAAGCTCTTTAGCTAGGTGCCCCGTTATGTTCCAATCTGGTTCCTTTACCCTGCACAAAGCCGTCACATATTCTTGAAAGCTCTTTGTCGGTACTTTATTCACTTGAGTAATACTTGAGCAATCGAAGGCCATTAAAATAAGTTTGCCTACAAGGGTAAGAGGGTAAGGACATTGTAGAATCTCTTGAGGGAACCTCCCCTTTAATGCTTCTTTAATCTCTTCTTGGGTCATATTTCTTCCTTTGTTTTGTATGTTCTTATATAAAGTATAGCGTAAAATATTCTAAATATCTCTTGACATTTAAGATATTCTGTCATAAACTGTACTTAGCTTAGTTATGTTTGTTTAATTTTTTACAGTACAAGGTTTTATAATGAATATCGAAAAACTTACCGAATTAACAACCCGTTACAAACTTCTTAAAAAACAAGCCGAAGAGATAGACACGGAACTTGAACAACTCAAAGCTTCCATTTTTGAAGTATCCGAAAACAAACCTTTCTCAATCAACGGCGTAGTTTCATCTGAGTTCAAAAGGGCAGCTTATCTTAATACTAAGGCTCTTATCAGTCATTATCAATTCACTGAGGACGATTTAAAGCCGTTCTATACACACTATGAACCAACAATGCGTTTAACGATTAAAAGAACTATAGAATTGTGAAAAATATTAAGAATAACTCTTGACATTTGAAATAGTTAGAGTATAATTATAGCAGTTTGTTAGTTGTTTGTTTACTATACGGAAGGTAAGAAGATGGAAAGTTTCGCGAATATAGAGATGAGAGATTTAAGAGAGAAACTTTTTACATATTGTGAAAAGAATAAAGTCTTCGATTTCACAAAAACCGTACATTGTTTATCTGGTGCTAAACTGCATGTTAGGTATGTTTGTACGATTATGCATGCTGGTATACATTGTTTATTTATAAATGAATTGCTTGGCAATGAAAGACAAAGATCCTTAACAGATCAAGAAGTTTTCGAAAGGATATCGCCTGGAAGTTTGCTTTTAACTTTATATAAAGCAGTTGATAACAGACGTAAGGGAATAGAAAAAAGAAGAAAAGCCCGTTTGCAACAAAATCTAAGGTAGAAAGATGGAAGAACAAAAAAAATTTGTATTTATGGACGTTGAGTTCATCAATGGGCGTAAAGAAACCTATAAATTAGCCAATGACGAGAAGATTAAATTTATTAATACACTGCTGCAAGCCCATGAAAAAGAGGGTGGGCTTGCTCGTATATACCCACTTTTTATATGTATGATTAACAGCGACAGAGAGTATACGACATATATTAACTTAACCCATGTGTTAACATTCCGTTAAAACTATTAATTATAAGAATATATCGAAAAACAATAGGGGACGATTAGGAGAAGGGAAAGGGCTATGATAGTACGTATACAGTTTACAAACGGGAAGTCTGGAGAATATGAGATCTTTGATAAACGTAAGGACTTAGGCGCAGTGTACGATTCAATAGATATGGCATATAAAGATCAAAGCTCTATCTATGCTTATAAAGCATTTTATAATGCTGCAACGGACAAATACGCTGTTCGTGCACCGAGCTTACCTTATATAATTAATCCTGCACATGTAGTACTTATAGAAGTTATTGAAGAATAGGGGGAACTATGGAAAAGAACACGAATTTACACTTAGACAACAAACAAAAAAAAAGAGAAAGAATTGGCCGAGTATTATTACAGATGCTTCCACAGACTGAAAGAATTATGGGAGATAGACGAAGAGGAAGCATCCAAGAAGGAAGAGCAATTTAAAGAGATAATACATCTACTTGAAGAAGTGCGTTTTATATATCGTCTAGCCCTTATTCTTCCTTATAAGTCATTACATGCAACAGCATCTTTTATAGCAAAAGTAGGGGAACTCATGGCAATGGATGAAGTTAAAGAATATAGAGATTACCCATTCTTTAAAGATGATACAGATAATGTATATAATGAAGGGGCACGGAAGACCTTCGAGCTATTGCATGCACAAGATAACGGAAAATAGTCTTCTTCTTTTCCTTCCTTAATGGCGGCCTATAAAAGGGCCGCCTTATTATAATGGATAACTATGGAAACTATCGATAAAACATTACTTTTACGAGTCATGTTTAAAGGAACTTAAGGGGGAACGATGAAACATAAAACAACTAATTCAACCCGTGACATTTTTACACAACATGAATATATAGGTACGTATAACATACGTTCAGAATGGTTTGAAGCACCGCATAATAACAGCTATAAAGCATGCATAAACGGTAAATGCGACAAAAGGACAAAGAACGTAAGGCCTTGGGTATTAGTATGGTCTGACAAGCAAGATAATTTAACTATGTACGAAGACGCTATTATCACTCTTGAAGAAAACAAATATTATTGTTGGTTTCATGCTGTGGTACCATTTGTAGCGCTTGAAGGTGACAGATTTATGATACGTCTTATGACTGATCTACCTGAGAAATATGAGTGCTCTATAGCACACACAGAGATAGAGAACGACAATCCGCTTATAGGATGGGTAGAAGATCAACGTTGATGTTAAAAGTATGACACTAAATCCTATGCGAGATGCGCTATACTGGATAGATCTGGATGATATACCTAGGCCTAAGGAGGACTGATGGAATGGCTTCCTGTACAGTTGACCTGTATAACACTATTATTATGCCTTATCTCATGGCAATTAAAGGCAATATTAAATAAAAAGGGATCTCATGAATAAATTATTGTTTATAGTTTTAGGTTTTATATCTTTCACCTGTACAGCAATGGATGAAACGACTATACAAGATGCGACAGATATGGTCACAACAACGACAAGCGGAAGTGTAGCAAGGTAAGTGAATAATTAATTTTATATATTAAGATATGGAGCCAGACGGGTAAATGAAAAGGTATTGTATGGTTAACTGGAAGGAATCATTGAGAGTCGTACAGTATGCTGGGCGAAGGGTTCCGCATCTCATGGCCTTAGCCTCTCCATATCTTTAAGTTGAAATGAAAACAAGGCATGGAATTACCCATGCCTTGTTCGTATATAAAAACATCAATAGATTATGAAATGCAAAAAATGTAATGGTTTTTTATTTTATTATATAGAGTTCAATAAACAAGAATATATGTTTTATGAAACTTTTAGATGCTTAAATTGTGGGTATATATATTTAAAACAATATAACTATGATAACAGAGTCGTTGAAGCACTAAATATAAGTAAATATAACTCAAACAGAGCATATAAAGAATATAATAAAAAAAATAATAAATGGTATAAACGTGAAGCAAGAAAAAAAACTAAACAAATGGTGTATTGCCATAAATGCAATTGTATATTTTTAACACGCAACGCAAGAAACCGTTTTTGTTCTAATATATGTAGGTTTGAAGATATAAGAAATAGAACAAAAGTAGAAAAAATATGTGTAATATGTGGATTGTCATATTTATCTAGAAAATATATAAAGAGCAAAACGTGTTCAAGAAAATGTAGAAGCTTATTAATTAAGTTAAATAAGGTATCGAATTAACGATACCTTATTCGTATATAAAAATCTTATGGTTTATCTTTATTCGATTTCTTTCTTAATATCCAACGCAGCGCTAGTGATATTGGACACTGCTTGTACGATAGCATTCAATATCTCTAGAAACTCAGACGTGGTTATCTTCCCATCAGCCATCGCATCTTTCACTTCATTAATAACATTCTCAATATCCTTAGAACATCCAAGAATACCTTGAATACCCTCTAAAATAAGTCCTACGTCCATAATGTACCCTTTCTGTTAGTGGTTCTACGCCTGTACAAATTTAATCTCATAGAAGCTAAATTTGTGTCCTTCTATTTGATGTAGTAATCTACCTTAAAAGGTATCTAAATAGAAAGGAGATTCTATGAGAGATAGAGAAGCGTATTTTATACTAATGGGTGATCCTGTAGCTAAAGCACGTGCAAGGATGCGCTACGGGTTCGGCAAAAGGTTCTATGATCTTCAACATGCAGATAAGATAGCGCAGCGTATGGAGATAGAGCACCAAATGTCCGGTGACAAGTTTATAGGTCCGTGTCATGCGGACTTTATTTTTTATATGCCTATCAAAAGAACTACTAAATACAAAGAAAACGACCCTATGTTCTATAAACCTGATACTGATAACATGATCAAATGGATCTGTGATGTTATGGAATCTGTCGTGTACGATAATGATTGCATACTATCGGAGATCTACAGTAGAAAGATTTATGGAAATATCCCACGAACTGAAATAACTATAAGGGAGCTACCCTATGTCGAAAAGAATCCGCAAAGAATACGAAGGCAAATATTATCAACGTTACAGGCTCGATAATTACCTTGATAATAAGATAGACGATCGCTTTATTGATGAGTTATGCGTTGACCTTGTTGAATATGCTTACAATTCTGACGGCCGTAAAGGGTTCTATAATCTATTAAAAAAACTTGGTATACCAGGTTCTACTTTCGAAAGCTGGGTCAAGAAATATGAGCGTCTACGTGATAGCTATACATTCGCAAAAAAGATCTTTGCGGAGAACCTGCTAGAGAGTGGATTGACTAGGAAATTTGAGCCTAGCCTTGTAAAGATATCGTTAGTAAAACATGACAGAGATTACAGTATGGCCCAAGAGACTGATAATCGTACCCGTGTAGTAGTATTAGAGGACTATGGAAGACACGACAAAGATAAACCTGAGTGACACCTATAAACCCAGAGAATATCAACGTGATATATTCGATGCTATAGAGAACAAAGGAATTCATTACGCTCTTTTGTGCTGGCCTAGGCGTTGTTTGCATGGTGATACGCATATAATAATGGCTGACGGTTCTTTTAAGCTTCTAAAAGAGATACAAGAAGGTGACTTAATACTTTCTTGGAACGGTACCGAGTTCGAACCCGATTCGGTTAAATATATATGGCGAACAGGACCTAAAGAGACGCTTAAAATAAGCGCCCATGCAATGCCTGACATTATAACAAGTAGAGATCATTTATTTTATAGTTATAATATAGCAGCTCAATATTACAGTTGGACAAAAGCTTGCGATATAGAAATTAATGACAATCTATTTACGTATTACAATGATGGCATAATAAAAAGAGTTATAGATGTAAGGCCATGTGCTATAGAATCGTTATATGATATAGAGACTGCTAAGAATCATAATTTTGTAGCTAACGGCTACCTTGTCCATAATTCCGGGAAAGACGTTACGTTATGGCATCTTATATTGCGACAGGCATTAAAGAATGTAGGGGTATATTTCTACTGTCTACCAACCTATTCACAGGGCAAAACTGTCATATGGCAATCGATTCGTAATGACGGCTTACGGATAGTCGATATGGTCCCTGAAGATCTTATATACAAGAAAAATGAATCTAATATGTCTATTGAGCTGCACAATGGTAGCATTATCAAGCTTGTTGGTAGTGACTCATATAATAAGTCTATTCGTGGCTCTAATCCTAAGGGGATAATATTCTCGGAATATGCCCAAGCAGATCCTGAAGCTTTTAGAGTTGCATTGTCTATTGTGCAGAATAATAACGGGTTTATTATTATTCAGAGTACGCCGTTTGGGCATAATGATTTTTATACTCTGTATAAAATAGCAAAAGAAGATCCGCAATGGTTCTGCCAAAAGCTTACAGTGGAAGATACTAAACATATATCTGAACAAGATATACAACATATGATAGACACTAACGTAATAAGTTACGAATTCTCAAGGCAAGAATATTATACGGATTTTAATATTGGTGCTACAGGATCGTTCTATGGACAATATCTTATTAAAGCACGTTTAGATGGCCGTGTAGGCGTTGTTCCCTATGAGACACACTATCCTACGTATACTGCTTGGGACCTTGGTGTCTCTGATTCCTGTGCAATAATATTCTTCCAACTTTGTGAAGGGGGGGCTATCCATATAATTGACTACTACGAGAACAATAAGCTAGGTCTGGAGCATTATTGTAAGTATGTATTATCTAAGGATTATACCTATGCACAACATTTCGCTCCGTTCGATATTGGAGTGCAAGAATTCGGCTCAGGACTTACACGTTACCAGATGGCACAACGTATGGGTATAGAGTTCACTATTATACCTAAATCAGGGCTTCTTGATGGTATAGAGGT